TAAAAAACACAAGCGGTGGCAAACGTGCGACCCGCCGCAAGAAATTAAGGAAAAAACGCAGAAAAACAAATCGTAGAAAAACAAATCGTAGAAAATCAAATCGTCGGCGATAAAGTAAAAAGTAGATATATTATATTCTTAATAAAAGGACTTAAAGACAAAATATTTATATAATATAATCTGGGGATAGGAATAGATTGGTGGCCGACTGGCTCAATTGGATAGAGCGCGAGACTTCTAATCTCGAGGTTCCCGGTTCAAGTCCGGGGTTGGTCGCGTTGGCGCCTCTTTAGCACAGTGGTTAGTGCATTCGCTTTGTAAGCGAAAGGTCATGGGTTCAAATCCCATAGGAGGCTACAATATATTTTAATTTATGGGTTCATAAATTAAAATACTTATTTTTGCATTATTTAGGCGCGTTGTTTAAACAGTAGAACTTTCTGTTCATAGCAACTCCTTCAACTTTTCCAACGCGGCCACGTCCAGCGTATCCGGAAACACTACATGAAAACAAATAATCACATTCCCCCTATGATTGTCCCGCTCCAACCCCATATTGGGTATCGTCTTCTTGTACTCCGGCTTAATAATATTACCTATATTGTTATTAATCGTATACGACTTCCCATTGATATATTTCAGCTCAAACGAAAACCCGCACAACGCCTCCTTCAACGTGATCTCCTTATCCAGTATCAAATCTAGCCCCTGCCTCTTGAACTCACTATTGTTCACCACTTTGATGAATATTTTTATATCCCCCTTACACTCCTCGCTCAATATATTGCCCTTATCCCTCAACACTATTATCTCGTTATCGTCTATCCCTTTGGGAATGGGCACATACACCGTCTCGCATTCAAAAATCTTATTCCCGTTATCTATTAGCCAGCGCTCTATCTCCACCGGCACCGTTGCGCCGCTCAAAACATGCTCCATATTAATCTCTACCGTCTTGATAATCGGCGTGGGCTTCTCTAACGCCTGCTGCATATTTACTTGCGTTCCATTTCTAAATATTTTAATATTCGCACCAGGAGGGAAGAAATTGCCAAACGGGTGATTACCCATGCCTGGGTGGCCCATGCCGGGATGCATCATTCCGGGCATTCCTGGGAACCCTTGTGTCATCCCGCCGAAAAACAGGTTCGCGAGCATCTCGTCAATACCTTGGGACCCAGGAAATCCTCCTCCCCCCGCGGACATTCTTGAAAACGGGTTCTTCCTTTCGGCATCATACTGCATGCGACTTTCTTCATTGCCTAATACTTCATATGCGGAACTAATCTTTTGGAACTTGCCTGAAATATCTAGTTTGCCGGGGTTTTTATCCGGATGGTGCAACAGAGATAGCTTCCTGTAAGCCCTCTTGATATCAGTCTGGGATGCGTTCTCGTCTAATTCTAGCGTTTTATAATGGTCGCCTATCTCTCCTGACATACTATATGCATTTTTATAATATTGTTTTTACATTGTTTGAACACTAAATATATTATTTTGATTTGATGTTTATTTAAATATTTAATTATTACTTAAATGTTACTCCCTCCTTTAATATATTCCCAAATGAGTGTAAAGTCCCCTGTCAAACTAGATGAACCGCTATTCATTTATAAATTCAAACCCACCATGTTCTTAGACTTTGAAATTGACCAAGACATTATTCTACTGTTGCGCACTCTCATCAACATGAACAATCTAAACATTCTATTCGTCGGCGACATCGGCTCCGGCAAAACCACCCTCATTGACGCGCTCATTAAAGAATATTATAATACTGCAACTACAACTGCGACTTCAACTGGGTCTGCGAATGCGTGTGCGTCTGCAACTGCTACTTATAAAATCATTGAACCCAAAGCATACGCCGACAACATCATGCATATTAACAGCCTCAAAGAGCAGGGCATCAACTTTTACAGGAATGAAGTGAAAACCTTCTGCCAAACCTGCTCCAGCATTAAACACAAAAAGAAAATCGTCGTTCTCGACGACGTGGACCTCATTAACGAACAGAGCCAACAAGTATTCCGCAACTGCATTGACAAGTACAGCAACAATGTTCACTTCATTTCGTCCTGCAGTAATACCCAAAAAGTTATTGAAAGTATCCAATCCAGATTGAGCATCATCAAAATCAAACCATTCACGCGCGAGAACTTGTCCAAAATCATGCAGAAAATCAAACTACGCGAAAACATCCGGGTCCAACCCGACGCCGAACAATTTGCGCTCAATATATGCAATAACACCGCAAAAATTCTCATCAACTACATGGAAAAATTCAAACTCTTGAATACCGAAATCACACTTGACCTCGCCACAAAAGTATGCACCAATATCAGCTTCTTTTTATTCGAAGAGTTTAGCCAGCTTATCAAGTCGCGCGACCTGAATGGCGCAATTAGCACTCTTTACGGGATATACGACAAGGGCTACTCTGTAATGGATATTTTAGATACCTACTCGCTATTTGTTAAAACCACGCACATGTTTGACGAAAATGAAAAATACACCATCATATCCATCATCTGCAAATATATCACCGTGTTTCATAACATACACGAAGAACCCATTGAGCTCGCATTATTCGTGAATAACCTTATCCAATATATTTAGCGGTTTCTTCCTTTAATTGTTTGTTTATTCAAAAAGGTTGTAGAGGGTGATGCATTATTATTTTTGCAATGTTATCTGTTACCCGTTTAAATGACGATATATATTTTCTGTGTTATATATAATGACCAGTCAAATATTTAAGCTTGAACTTCCGGCTGAAATATTATTTAATTTATTGGAAATCATTTGCACTAAAAACGACAAGTGCTACATCTTTAATCACGACTCCTACAAAAAAGGCATGTATTTTAATATCATTGTCCCCTTTTTAGAAGAATGTCGCGAATATTATCACATCTCCAAACGCGCCTATTTGGACCGCAAACTCACCTACAACAGCTTCACCACTATCATCCGGCAAATATGCAAATTCAAACAACTCAAATATACCTCACAAATCAAATACGACAAAAGCAACTATGATATTATTTATTACATCATGCAACCTGATAAATAATGAATTTTTATTAATTATTTCATTATTTATTATTTATTATTTATTATTTTCTTCCTTTATTTTGCATTGCATTGGTTTGCATTGGTTTTCGTTGGTTTGCATTAATACCGCACCGTTTTCAATGCTCTCAACATGCTCTTCACGATGTCCTCATTAAATTTCGTATTGTCATAACTAATAATCTCCTTCTGCAAACTATTGTTGCATTTCAACGTATTGTAATCTATATAATCCAACTCTACCCCCTCATCATCCATAAAAATATCCTTATAATTATACATTGTCATGTTCACATCATTACACGAGACATTCATTATACATTTCAGCATGTTTAACATATCCTTGGACGACTTGCAAAAAAACTTGAAATCATTGTACTCATTCATCTCATAATCCGGATGGGTTACATTGTACACAACGCCGCATGTCGCCGTCCTCTTGCCGCAAATGTAATACTCCTTGTCACAATGGTCATACAACACATAGCAAGACATCACACTATTCGCCGTTGCATATTCAACCTCCTCAAAATGCGCCACCAATTTATCGTGCGCAATGCTATAATTATATTCATAGTCACAGTCACAGTCATAGTCATCGTTAAATCCATTATATGCGACTTGCTTGCTTTGGGAATTGCTCATGGTTTGACTGCTTATTACACTAATAAACGCGTTGTGTTTAAGTTGTTTTACCTATATTCTTTGTTACAATTTTTACAATTGTTACAATTTTTTCAATGCTTGAATTATAGGTATGTGTCTACCTAACAATCGGCATGTTTCTTAAATGTCTGCTCTTCTCCATTGCTATTAATAATGGCGTTTGCACTTGCGTCGGCGCAACTAGCACCTTGCCCACATTTTCTATATCCGTGATATTCCATATATCCGACGATAGCATGGGATCCAATAAATAATTATACGGCAAATAAAAATACCCTTTTATTCCCCATCTTGTACCCCACGAATTACGCATTAACCACATCTTCTTTCTCTCGTCATACCCCACGCACACCACCGCATGCCCTCCCAAGAACCGGTCTTTTGTATAATTCGGCATCGGCACCATTCCCGTTTTTGACACGGCCGTCGTTAAAAATGAACTATACACATTAATAGCCACTATAAACGGCACCCCCGCCGCTAAACACGTCTGCATTGCGGCCAAGGTTTGCACCACATTCATTGCCGCCAACACTTGATGGTTTAACGCCGCTTCATAGCATGCGTCTGGCGGCTTCACCGCAAACTTACTAATGTTGTGAGGCCATAAGGTCTCGTTGCACACGCCAAATTTCACCAATGAGTATATCCCGTCTTGCAAATATGCGCCCACATCATAATCCACGCAATTATCTATTAACCTTTCATTGTAATATATGAACAACCTAGACGGCGTAAAGACATTCTTGTTTAATAATGAAAATGTACACGCACAGGCTTGCGCGGTGCAACTCCCCAAATTGCCCTGGTCATACACGGGCGGACATTTGGACCTTAGGTCCACGACTAACGGTAACTTGGCGGGCTTCGCAATCTTTGTGAACTTTAAAGGAAGAAATGCTTTACCCCCTGGTTCTGGTTCTACTGTAGCGCTCAATTGCTTCTGTTGGCGCTCAACTTTTAGTGGAAATATTTTACTATTGTTCGCCATATATTAGTAAAATATTTTATTTTATTTTATCGTCATGAGCTTACGCTTCGCTCGCTTAACTCGCTATCGCTTTAATCCGTCGCTATTGCTTTAACACATCATCCCCCAAAAATGACGGATTTAGCCCGTATACCCCGTCCGAAATTAGTGGCGTCTTGTAAAACCCTACCCAATCTGGAGCCGGCGCTCGCGCTTCACAGGTCGCCTGTCTTAATGCGCCCTCTTTTCCCACATTATCCGGCGCACTCGCCACCAAGATGTATTTGCCAAGTATCACATCGCTCTCCAACACCTGCTTGACAGACAAGCGCGCAAACCATTCATAGTTGGTTCTCTTTAATATCGCCGTGGATGGTATCCAAATTCCAAACGCACCGGTATACAAATCAATGTAGTTCTCGCTGAACAAATCGTCCACCAACACTTGCGTATTATCCATCGTTTTTACACCCACTTCTTTCCCATCAATCAAATTCATTGCACCCTTCTTGATTTGATGGTTGGACCATCGGTTTATTTCTCCTAAAAAACGCCCCTCATCCGTATGGTCCGCCGACATCTGTCTCTGCATAAAATCCAACATGGCCTTGATGGTGCCATTCTCTTTCGGCGCGCCCATAAACCGCATATCCGGGTAAAAGTCGTACGAGCTATGCGTAATATTTGCATTCACATTCTCGCACACGAACGCTTTCCCCCCTCTTGTCCCTCTTTGATATAGCTCAATCAAATTCTTGAAACACAAGAAGTCCAGCGGCACCGTCATCCCACCATAAAAATGTAGCAACTTGGCCATCGCATAGTTGCGCATATTCGTCAATAACGGGTCCGACAAGCGCGACATATCAATGGACCAATCCGGGATGACCCGCCCAAACGACGTATCGTCAATGATGCAAATGAAAAAATCCTTCTCGCAGTGCTTAATAATACTCTTCACCGTCAAATATAAATACGGCTGGTTCAATTCCATACTGCTTCGCGAGCCAAAACTGTCCCAGTTGCGCGAATTGTATTCATACGGAATGTGAACCCATAAAATCGGCTTTTTTGTCTTTGCTAAAGCCGTCTCGTTCAATAAATATTTCCGTATTGCGCTACAATCGTGGTGCTTTGCGTTTTCACGGTGCTGCTTGTCTGCGTGCCTGCCATATAGCACCATTGATATAATCAATACGCCAATGAGTATAGTCACTGTATTCGTTGATAACATATATACATATTAATATATATTTTTTTATTGCGGGACTGCCTTGGTCCTAATGTTGGTTTAGCTAGAATTGCAAATAGTTCAACCAGTTGGTTAGCTTTTATGTTTTATAAAAAGGAAGAAAAGACAAGATATAATAAGATATATAATATACAATGCTTTGTAAATATGCAAACTTATTTGGCCCTCTAGGCCAAGGAATACATTCATACCGCGCGTATAATATTGCGTATCTTGACATACTTGTTACCATTGTTGCTTCGCTCTTAATATCTTATACATTCAATATACCGCTGTTTTACACCATTCTCGCAATGTTTGTGTTAGGGGTCATCGTGCACAGAGTGTTCTGCGTTAGAACTACTGTAGATAAATTCCTGTTCCCTTAATTATGGCTTTAAATCCTTTTATAATATATATTATAAAAGGGTTTAAAAACTGTTAAGTGACTGCAAACTGTTAAGTGACTGCAAACTGTTAAGTGACTGC